ATCTTACTCCTTTATCTGAAGATCATAAGATGCAGAAATCTCGTATTCATAACCAGATATAAGAACATTTTGATGTATCTCGTTATTAACAAATACTGTACGTAAAGACTTGGCTTTTTTACTACTCAGTTTACTAGATATCTGCTCTAGTCTAGATTCGCCCCAGTTAAATTGTCCCCATGGTGTTAGCCCCCATCCTAATATACCTCCGGAAAAATCCATAGATAAAGATGATACTGTAACTGGTCTATAATCGTGCTGGGTAGTCACTGTTAACGAGAATTTATCTGTCTCAAAATCGTTAATAGTTCCGTCTAAAGAGTGTACCTTTAACCTTAGGAACTTCTTAAATACTGACGGTTCCTGTAAGGCTTCCCAATGGGTTTTGTATGAAAAGTTAATAGCATTTTCATGATCCGCGTAATCATCTTGGGTACCTGTATCTAGTAATTTAAAACTATAAGGTTTAGATAAAGAGTCGCTTGTATCTTTAGAAAATCCCTGACAATAAAGGTCTCCGTTATACTCTGCCATTCCTCCTGACATGTTTATAGTATTCCACTCATACCATGCTTGACGATATAAGTCATATACCATAATAAAAGAGTTTACAGAATCTAAATAAAGATCATTTGATGAGTCTTCTATCATTAAAGGGAATTGTACTAAATATAGATCTTTTTCGATCCAATAATGAGCAACGGCTCTTTTTTCCGTGTACGTTTCATCAAACTTAGGTTCAATCATTTCACTTTGTTTAACTGTGCCAGAGCGATCTACAGAGTAAATACCTCTTTTACCTAAAAACCATAGGCGACCTTCAAGCTCTTTAATAGTGGCGTGTGCAACGCACCCTACACCGTCATCAGCCATCCCATCTACTTGGAAAGTGTCTGTTCCTAGGTCCCCTGTACAAGTAATTACAGATCGGGGTTTAAATATAAATAAAGTGTTATCTAAAGACTTAATACCACTATTTCCCCCTCCTAATCTGGCTTCTGTAATAAATGATTGATCTACAGGAAAACTTTCTCCATCAAAATCACTATAATAAACAGTGTTTAGGTTTTCTCTATTTCCAGTCATAACTAGTTGACCTCTCCATACATCAATATATCTACATGAAGGAGGTGGTCCTGGTATTTTAACCGCATCTATTTTATCTATTACTAAACTAGAATCAGCATTAGTAGACGTATAAGCAGTGGTAGCATTGGTAGTATCGTTAACAAATTCTTTTTCAAGATAAAATATAGTGCCATTTGCTTTAGTTCTCCATAGGCTTATTTTTAAAGGACATATTACATCATTATTGTTAACGTCTACAGCATCCCCACTAATAGTGATTGTAGTGGTAGTTGTTCCCGTTACTTCTCTTTTAACAACTTCCCCGGATACTCCGTCGTCTATATAAACCTGGTCCCCCGTTTTTAAATCGTGACCAGAATCTACAGTAATTGTAGTTACACCTACTTGTGCCCCGTTTATTACAGCAGTGGCTGTATTGTAGCCAGATGAAGCTGTTAAGTTAGTAACTGTTATAACCCTTGAATCAGATCCTGCCGCAGTGTGCGTAGTTTCGTCTGAATCTTTGCTGGTTAATATATTTTCTTTAGCATCAGTATGCTCAATTGTATATTTCCACTTATATAAACCGGCAGTAAGGGATCCTGCCCCTCCTCCTGAGTCTGTTGGAGTAGTTGGTTGAGGTAACCCTGCTTTATATACTCTAGACCCGTCGTATTTGTGTAGGTCGTCATATCCGTTTGCAATATATAATACATCTAACATTTGAGCAAAACTAGCTATTTCAAAATCTGCATTATTTCTAATAGCCCAGTGACTACTAAAAGGAGTAGTGTACGTACCAGGTTTATCAACAGTTTCCCATGTAAAATAAGTGTGAGACGTTCCGCTTGAAGTAATTGTTTTTGCTCGGGCTATTGTAGCGTATGCAGCCGGACTAGATCCTGCATCAGTTATGGTCATAGAAAAGTTTGTAACCGCATCTACATTTGTCTTTAAGTTAGCAACTGTAACTGGAGATCCCTCTTCCCCTGTACCTAAATCAAGAGCTAAAACTTTTACATTATTATCATACATATCGAACTTAAACTTACTATCTGAATCATCTAGATATAGATCAAAATAGGCAGAGTCAGAACCAGAGTAAGTAATTGTTGCTGTTTGTTCTGTATGTAAATGTATGTCGTCATCTACGCACAAAAGTTCTTCTGTGATAGTACCTGTCCCTAATTCAACATTATTAAATTTTATTACCCCTCCAGACCCGTCATTTATTTCTGTATTTATCTGGTATCCGTTTCTTTTACTTAAAGCACCTGTCTGTCTTAATAAGACGTTTTTAGCCTCTGTTGCAGCATTTTGGCTACGTAATAGATCCGAGACCCTAAGATCCAGACCTAATATATTTCTGTAATATTTTGCTAAATTATATGCCATTTTTATTCCTTAGAACCATGCGTCATCATCGGAGATAATTTCTGGAATTTCCATAATATCGTCAGATACTTCTGCATAGGCTGATAAAATATCGTTTTCCATTTCAGTTAGTACTGCCTGCTGTACAGAAAGATCGGTTATATTACTATCTCTTTGAAGAATTTTTAATGTAGTATATGCAATTAAATATCTTTCTACAAGATCGTCTAATTGGACGTGTGTAGAGCTATAATTACCGGCAACAATATAATTACCGGCTTCAATAGTTTCTCCAGTTTGATAAGCGAAATTTGAATCTATTGTAACAACACCTGTAGAAGAATCTATGTCAGTATATTTAATATTAGACATCTTAACATTACCTTCCTCATCTACAACAGATAATCTAGTGAATTTATCCATTTGAGTACTGTCTACAGTATCTGTACTGACATCTAAATTTAAGGCAGTAATTGTATTATTGGAAGAGTCTAGTGTAACACTTGCTACAGACCCTCTTCTTAAATCTAATTTAGGTAATTTTCTTGTATAAGTAATTCTTAATTTACCAGTAGAAGAAGTAGGTATAGGTGTTAACATTATCTGCCCTGATCTTCTAATATATTTTCTTGGGTATCCTAATCCTGCCCTTGAATTTGGTCCCGGACTTCTTTCATATAAAGCACCTGGTCTTAAAGGGTAGTAGTAACTAGTACCGGCTGATTGTGCTGTATATTCTACTTGAGTTACTTTATTCCCTATAAAAGAATTATTAGGTAGGGTATAAGATTCCTGGTTCCCTACAATATCTGTAGTGTATTCTTCTAAAAATACTGAAGGATGTTTTTGTACAATAAGGTTATGAATACGATATTGGGCGTCGTTAAGAAACCTTAAGAACTCGGCGTCTTTAATACCTATTGTATCCGAGAAATCCTCATTTTCTGTCGATGATCTTACATCATCTATTAAATAACTTACGTATCTAGACATATTTATCCTTAATAAATTTTCATTCTACTGCCCATATTAGCCAGTACGTTGGCGATTTGCTCACCTTCTCTTTGTTTAATATCACCAATGTTCTTAAGCTTTTGAGCCTCTATTTGTTTATTTTTAGCTCGTCTTGCAGAATTGGCACTAGCCGCTCCCATGACACCCCCTGCCACGGCTCCAATAGCGGCACCCCATGGTCCAAATGCAGATCCTGTCGCTGCTCCTGAAACGGCTCCTTGTGCCATTCCTGTAGTAGAATCTGTTGTTTGTCCTCCCTCTTCTCCAGAAGACATCATTTTAGTAGTCAGTTGTGCGGCAGCAATATATTTATCTGTATTTCCTGAAGATTGTCCTTTTTTCTTCTTTTGCTCAGCTTCATATTGACCTTGAGCTTGTCTTAAATTACTTAAATCTAATGCCATATTTATTCCTTTATTACCACGTAAGTCATTGATCCTGAAAATCCAGTAGATGTTGTTGCATACTGTAAAGCTCCTGCTGAAACTGTAAATGTCACACCTACATCGGTTCCGTGAAAAGTTTCACTTGGAACAGTATCTACATCATTAAATCTTAACACGCCTGACTGAGTAGTTCCATTTCTAACTATTCTATAATGTACAGCACAAGATTCGTCTGTACCTAAAGTAACTATTCCAGCCGAAGTTGCTGTCTGGTTATCGTTTAATGTAACCGCTGAATCTAGTGTGTTGACTAAACTGGTTCCTACTGTTTCAATACTGGCTGAAACCACGTTAGCCCCTACCTCTATTTTATCAGAAGCATTTATCTTAATTGTATCAATATAAGCGGAGTCTGCATTATTTCTATGTCTTAACGCAACATTGTTAGAAATATCTGCTCCGGTCAATTCTGCCCCTAAAACAATTTTATCGCTAGTATTAACTTTAATTGTATCTATATATGCAGAATCAGCATTGTTACGGTGTTGTAAAGCAACATTGTTTACAATAGCTGCATTTGCAAGATCTGTACCTACTGCAATTTTGTCAGAAGCGTTTACTTTAATTAGGTCAACATACGCTGAATCTGCCTGATTCCTACCTTGTATGTAAACATTATTATTTACAGCCAGGGCTGTTAAGTCTGCTCCTAAGGTTATTTTATCCGCCGCTGTTACTTTGATAGTTTCAATATAAGCGCTATCGGCAGCATTTCTGTGTCTTAATGCAACATTATTTAAAATGTCTAATCCTGTAACTTCGGCTCCAAAAGCTATTTTATCAGAAGCGTTTAGAACTATTGTACTAACGTAAGCTGAATCCGCCGCGTTTCTATGTTGTAGTGCAATGTTATTACTTATTTTAACTACAGCACTAATCTCTGGATTTACAACTAGTTTATCAGAAGTATCAACTTTAATCATACTTATGTCGGCACTATTAGCTGCATTCCTGGCTCTTAAGTATTCATCATTATCTAGTCTAATTTTAGCACCAGTAATAGCATCTGCTGATATAGATCCTGTACCTAATTGAGTACCTGATCCAGAACCCGAGTGGTCGTGCTCAGCTATCTTTAAGAACGTGTCCGTTCTCATTGTATCTCCCCAATCGGTACTACCTATAGTAGGTACTTTTATTTGAAGTTGGGAAGCAGTTCCTAAAACTATAAACGGGATAAAGCATCTCCTTTGTTAATTTCGACTTTTGTCTTTGAAATTTTATTAATATATGAAAATGTTTTTCCT